TCGATGACCTAAATCTAGATCAAGAAAGTGCTAGATTGATTAATATGCATGGTAAGTATATTGAATGGTTAAGTCATGAACGCACCATTCTTCGATCTTTATACATTGAGAAAAAACGAATGATTTCGAAACTTCGTGAATATTTTCTTGGTAGTGCTACAGACGAAGATTTACAAGAAATTGGGCGTACACCAAATCCTATTAAAATTCTTCGCAATGAAGCCAATATGTATATCGAGTCTGATCCCATAATGACGACACTCGATAGTAAGATTGCTATTCAAGAAGAAAAGGTAGATGTGCTAAGAGATATTATGGATCATATTGGTAAACGTGGGTTTGCTATAAAAAATATGATCGATTGGCGCAGGCTCACATTAGGTGGTTGATATTGTAATAGAAAAGATATCAAACAGTTATATTCGTATAATATGTGGACCATCTATTCTACGCGAATTGTCCGAACAGTTTACGTTCGATGTGCCCAATGCGAAGTTTTCACCCGCATTCAAGAGACGAGTGTGGGATGGGAAGATTAGACTTTTGGATTCACGAAAGCACACACTGTTCGCTGGACTTGCAAGCGCAGTTCATCAGTTCGCTTCGGACAATGATTATACAATAGAAGATAAAACAGATTTACTTATCGGCGAAGAGTTGTCATTAGCCGAAGCTAAATCTTTTGTGAATACATTGAATCTACCGTTTGTTCCTCGCGATTATCAACTTCGTGCTTTTGCTCTTGCTGTCAGAAATAAAAGAAGTGTTCTTATATCACCTACAGCCTCTGGTAAATCTCTCATCGCATATCTCATCACAAGATATTATAATGGCAAAACACTTATTGTTGTGCCTACGGTATCTCTCGTTATGCAGATGATTAAGGATTTTCAACAATATGGATATGATAAAGAAATTCATGGTGTTATGGCTGGTGTAGAAAAGACGACGAGCAATGATATAACTGTTTCTACTTGGCAATCTGTATATGAACAAAACGCAGAGTTCTTTGAGGATTTTGATGTCGTTCTGGGAGATGAAGCACACCTATTCAAAGCGAAAAGTCTTATCTCTATTATGACAAAGATGAATAATACCGAGCATAGATTTGGCATGACTGGAACGCTTGATGGTGCTGAGGTCAACTCATTGGTGTTGCAGGGGTTATTTGGTAAGATTGAAAAAGTTGTAGATACATCGACACTCATCAGTAGTGGAGCATTAGCCGAACTTAAAATTAAAATACTAATACTTAAACATGATAAAGAAGCATCTAAATCGCTTGTTGGTAAAACATATCAAGATGAACTGGAATATATCATATCATGTCAGTCACGAAATAGATTTATTAGAAATCTTGCTTTATCATTAACTGGTAATACGTTATTACTATATGCGTATGTAGATAAACATGGGCGCATTCTTCATGATATGATAAAAGAGAAGGCTAATCACGAAAATGTGTTCTTTGTGTCTGGTGAAGTCGAAGCAAAAGTTCGTGAAGATATTAGGGCCCTTGTTGAGACAACAAACAATTCAATCATAGTTGCGTCCTATGGAGTGTTTTCTACGGGTATAAATATAAGAAGATTGAACAACATTATATTTGCAAGTCCTACTAAAAGTCGCATTAGAACATTACAATCTATTGGTCGAGGCTTACGTACAGACGAAACCAAAGAGGGTTGTAAACTATTTGATATCGCAGATGATTTAATACACAATAAGAAAAACAACTATACTATGAACCACCTTATAGAGCGCGTTACGATGTATAATATGGAATCATTCCCATACGAATTACATAATATAGACATAAGGAGCGATAAATCCGATGAAAGAAATAGAAATAGTTTATTTAAAAATGTTTAATGGAGAAGATATCATTGCGGTTGTGGCAGACGAAGATAAAAATCATGTCATCATCACTAATCCAATCGCAATTAAAACAATCGTTGATGGTGTAAACAACACAATGATTAGTGGATTCTATCCATGGATACCTATCAAAGGTCTTATGGAATGTAGATATACGATTAGTAAGTTTAATGTGGTTTGTATGAGTGAAGTACCTGATAGAATCAGAACACTCTATCAAGACTTTATCACCAGACCAGATAGAATGGATGACTTTATGGAAGATGATGCTCATGACGATATTGATGATTATATGATGGATGAGAATATATCCAGGACCGTACACTAATATATTATCTGCACAAACAACATGTTTATTATACCAATGGAGATGTGAAATGTCAATAGTAAAACGTAAAAAGTCGGCACATTATGTGGACAACAAACAACTTTTAGCGGCTATGATCGATTTTAGAAAAAGAGTCATTGAGGCTAAGGAGGCTAATCTGCCTCCTCCTCGCATACCATCATATGTTGGCGATTGTATTATGAAGATTTCGACTCATTTGGCATATAGACCAAACTTTTCGAACTATACATTTCGCGATGAAATGATCAGTGATGGCATTGAAAACTGCCTTCAATACATTGATAATTTTGATCCAGCTAAGTCTGAGAATCCATTTGCATACTTTACGCAGATCATATACTTTGCGTTTATTCGTCGAATCCAAAAAGAAAAGAAATATCTGTATACCAAACATGCTGCTACACAGATGGCAGAACTGAATGGAATGACCACGGATTCTCAAGACCACGATACTGGAATATATAAAAGTGATGCTCAGTATGGTGAATGGAGCCAAGAGCAAATGCTTCGCTTCATGGAAGAGTTTGAAGAGTCCAAGAAAACCCGTAAGAGAAAAGTGGTTGACAACGCGATAGTTAAGTAGTATATTTACATTATGAAAATAGCATTAGTAACTGATCAACATTTCGGTGTTAGAGGCGACTCTCTTGAGTTTGTGGAATACTATCGGAGATTCTACTCCGAAGTCTGTATTCCATACCTTCTAGAACACAACATCACTACTGTCATTGATCTTGGAGATACGTTTGATCGCAGAAAATATGTAAATCTTATGACTCTTAAAGCCGCGCGTGATATGTGGTTTGAAGAACTGAAAAAACATAACATAGTTCTGCATACATTGGTTGGCAATCATACCATGTATTATAGAAATACTTCAGAAGTAAATACCTTAGACCTTCTGTTGGATTCATATAAAAATATTACGGTATACAAAGAGCCCAGCGTCACATCATTTGACGGGTGCGACATTCTGATGATGCCCTGGATTCATTCTGGCAATAGAGAAAAGTGTTTTGACATAATCGCGAATACATCAGCACAGGTTCTCTTTGGTCATCTTGAAATTCAGGGCATCGAGATGCATCGTGGAATGGTATCACATGATGGATATGATAAGTCGCCATTTGATAAGTTTGATGTGGTAGCATCTGGTCATTATCATACCAAGACGACTACTGGTAATATTCATTATCTCGGTACCGCATATGAAATGACTTGGATTGATTATGATGATCCTAAAGGTTTTCATATATTTGACACAGAGACACGCGAGTTCACCCGAGTACCAAATCCACTAAAAATGTTTCATAAGGTCTGGTATGACGATGAAAATATGGCACTTGATGAAGTTATTGCGCGAGACTTCACGAATCTCAAGGATTCATATGTTAAAGTTATTATTCAAAATAAGACAAACCCATATTGGTTTGATCTTTGGCTAGGTAAGATATATGAGGCTAAACCCATTGAAGTTACCATCGTAGAAGACCATAAGAATATGGATACACTTAGTGATGATGACATTATCAATAACGCAGAAGACACAATAACTATTTTAACTAATTATGTAAAGATTGTTGAATCTAAGGTAAACAAGAATGATCTTGACAACTTAATGCGGTCATTATATAATGAAGCAATAAACATGGAGACAGATACCGTATGATTGATTTTCAGATTGTTCGTTGGAAGAATCTATTATCGACGGGGAATGTATTTACCGAAATCAAACTCGATAAGTCACCAAATACACTTATTGTTGGAGAAAATGGCGCAGGTAAGTCCACGATTCTGGATGCCCTTTGCTTTGGACTTTATGGTAAAGCCTTCAGAAAAATCAAAAAAGATCAACTTATAAATTCGATTAACGGGCGAGATGTTGTTGTTGAGATTGAATTTAAATCATATAATAGACAATATAAAATTGTTCGAGGCATAAAGCCAACTATATTTGAAATCTATCAGGACGGTGAGCTTCTAAATCAAACGGCTGCGGCTAAGGATTATCAAGAAATTCTTGAGCGAAATATTCTCAGAATGAATATGAAATCATTCACTCAGATTGTAATTCTTGGATCGTCATCATTTGTTCCATTTATGCAGTTGCCTGCTAGTACGCGGCGAGATGTCATTGAGGACCTTCTCGATATTCGTATATTCTCTACAATGAGCACTCTACTAAAAAGTAGAATATCCGCATGTCGTGAAGAATATATGCTAAACGATAAAGATATGTCTGCTACGAAAGATATGATCAAACTTCAGAAAGAAAACCAAGACAGAGTAAGTCGCGATAATGATAAAATCATTAACGAAAGTATGTCGTTGATATCTTCTGCCAAAACTAGAATACAGATGATCGAGGAACAGATTGAACAGGAACTAATCGAGATTAATGAATACCTTGCTCAGATTGACGACTATGCCAAAGTAAGCAACAAGTTATCTGAAATTGATAAAATTGAATCTGGATTAGAAAGTAAAAAACGCAATGCTAAGAAGAGTATATCATTTTATCAAGAGAATGATGTGTGCCCAACATGTACGCAATCATTAGACGAAACTATAAAAAAATCTAAGATATATGAAAAACAAGAAACAATCGATTCTATTGAGAAAGCTCTTCAAGAACTAACTCAACAACAACTAAATGTTCAGGTACGACTAAATCAAATCGTTGATATTCAGAAGACCATACAAAGCAAACAACAAAATATTTCTAACAGTCTACACTCAAAGATTAAAGCAGATCGGCGTGAAATCTCAATACTAAATGATCGAATTCGTGATCTTAGTAATAATACGAACGATGAAGTCCAGTCGATCATTGAAGACCTTCAGACCAAACTAGAAATTTTAGATAACAATCATCAGAAACTTGCCAATCTTCGCGAGACACATGATATTGCGTCTGTTATTCTTCGCGATACTGGCATCAAGTCGCGTATCATTAAGCAGTATGTTCCAGTTATTAATGCCCTGGTAAACAAATATCTGGCTGCTATGGATTTCTTTGTTAAGTTTGAACTAAATGAAACATTTGAAGAGAAAATCCTTTCAAGGCATCGTGATGATTTTACCTATGAATCCTTCTCTGAGGGCGAAAAGATGAGAATTGACTTAGCCCTATTGTTTACATGGAGAACAGTCGCACGAAGGAAGAATAGCGCATCAACCAATCTTCTTATTCTCGATGAAGTATTCGACGCGTCACTTGATGCTAACGGTTGTGAAGAGTTTCTAAAACTCATACATACACTTGAAAACGCAAATGTGTTTGTAATTTCTCATAAAGGGGATATTCTTCAGGATAAGTTTCGTTCAACTATTCGATTTGAAAAACATCGTAATTTTAGCAGGGTTGCATCATGACAAAAGCATTGATTACAGGTATTACTGGGCAGGACGGTTCGTATTTGGCTGAATTTCTTCTTGAAAAGGGATATGAAGTTCATGGTATTATTCGGCGTTCATCTTCATTTAACACTGGACGCATTGACCATATCTTTGATAAATTGAATCTTCATTATGGCGATATGACAGACGGCACTAATCTTATAAACATTATGTCTAAGATAGATGCTGATGAAATCTATAACCTCGCAGCACAGTCACACGTTCAGGTAAGTTTTGAAACACCAGAATATACCGCGCAAGCAGATGCTCTTGGCACACTAAAACTTCTTGAAGCTGAACGCGTATTAAAAACTGGCGCTAGGATTTATCAGGCATCGACTTCTGAAATGTTTGGGTCTTCGCCCGCGCCTCAAAACGAGAATACACCATTTCATCCATGTAGTCCATATGGAACCGCGAAGTTATATGCATATTGGATTTGTCGTAATTACCGCGAAGCGTATGGCATACATGTATCTTCTGGTATCATGTTTAATCATGAATCTCCTCGGCGCGGTGATACCTTTGTTACCAAGAAAGTTGTAAATGCTGTCGCAAATATTCAAAACAATAAACAAGATTTGGTGACACTTGGTAATATAAACTCGAAACGAGATTGGGGTCACGCTAAGGATTATGTAGAAGCAATGTGGCTTATGACACAGCAAGATAATCCAAGTGACTACGTAATCGCAACAAACACTTGCTATACTGTTCGTGATATGGTAGAATACTCATTCAATTGTATTGGTATGAATATTCACTGGGAAGGAACTGGCGTAAATGAACTTGGTATTGACTCGGCAGGCAAAATTCGCGTAAAGATTGATCCAAAATATTATCGACCAAATGAAGTTGATCATCTGATGGGTAATCCATTTAAAGCCATGAATGTTCTTGGATGGAAACCAAAGATTTCATTCCAACAACTGATCAGCGAAATGGTAAACGCAGAAGTAATGAGGAGTCTAAAATGATTAAATCATATTCACAGAGTGGGCAGGACGAATATGTAGCAAAGACACTGGACAATCTTCAAGATGGATATTTCTTAGAAGTTGGCGCATGGAATGGCATCGAGTTTAGTAATACTTATGCGCTTGAGCAAGAATATAGATGGACTGGGTTGCTTGTAGAATGTGATCCAGCAGTCACTCATGTTCTAAAAACTAACCGCCCAAAATCTATTATCGATAATCGTGCTGTTTGGTCTAAGTCTAATGAAGAAGTCACTTTCAAGAGCGTAGATGGTGGTAAACTAAGTGGCGCAGTAGATTTGCTGTCACATCCAAAGGGTCTTGCAAGAAACGGTAAGATGTTTACAATCAATACAATCTCATTGAACGATTTGCTTGAATATCATAAGTGCCCGAAGCATATAAATTATTTCAGTATCGATGTTGAGGGTTCCGAATACACCATTCTTTCTACATATGATTTCAGTCATACATTTGATGTTATTACTATTGAACATTGGAACGATAAGGATGCGATTTACGATCTACTGAATTCAAAGGGATACAAAATAGCAAAGACTTTACATGATGTGCCTGAAACTATCTTTGTAAGGAAGTAATATATGAAAGTCGTACAACGCAGTTGGGGGTACTATCGTAACATACATAGTGGTGATGGATTTGTAGTCAAAGAACTTGTTATTGCGCCACACAGTTCTTTAAGTATGCAGCGTCATACATACAGAAGCGAAACTTGGAATCTAGTCCGAGGCGAGGCTTATATATTAAGCAATTCTGTAAATGCAATAAATCCATTTGAAGGTGTATTTGTAAATAAACTTCATAGAGATATTCCTCTGAATATTCAAGCCGGAACGTGGCATCAGGGTCGCAATGATAGTGATGAACCTGCGCATATTGTAGAAATATGGAAGGGCCCGACAGATAAACTAACAGAAGAAGATATTGAAAGATATGATAATGAACTACGATAATCTACACCAACTTTCATCACCATTCGACTTTACTCAGGGATATACATTACCAACTGGCGATGTTCTATTTGCCGAAGATTTGTTTAATCTACTAAAGACCGCCATGTGTGAAAACCATGTTTTGGGCGTGTCTGCCATTCAACTTGGTATTGCCGCTCGCGCATTTGTTATTGGTGATCCTACTGAACCGAATTCGATCATTCCCGTATTTAATCCAACTATCGTGTCTCGATCAGAAGATGAAGATTGCGTTGAGGAAGGATGTTTGTCCTTCGCGGGCTTATTCGTGAAAATAAAACGCAATCGGCAGATTCGAACTCGATTTGCTAATTTTAATGGTGACATTGATACAGCAAATTTTTCTGGTATTACGGCAAGGGTATTCCAGCATGAGTTTGACCATTTGGATGGTATAGTATATACAAACAAAGCAAACGTATTTCATCTAGAACAAGCCAAGAAAGAACTTAAAAATCTCACTCGGCTCAGAAAGAAGAATAGTGACAAGGTACGATATTCTTCTTGACATCAATGAAACTATGTTGTATGATGTATTAGATATGAAGTTAATGGAGAAATCATGAATACAACAGTTAAAGAGACTTCGCCATATGACAATTGTATGGATCTTAAAGATGTTGATACTATTCGAACATTAGCAGATTTCATAGATGATCCAATCTTTTCTGAAAAGACACCATCATATAAAGCACCATCAAAAATATCGGATGGTGCTTTCAAGAATATTTACGTAAGTTTTCGTAATCAAGACGATTTATATGAGTTTGCTAATCTGATCGATCAAGACATTCTCGTGGATGATATTTGGTACCCAGAGAAAACATTAATCTCACAAGCATATACTAAACCCGATACGCGCCGCGCGTATATTGGTATAAAAAAGATTAAGAAAAATTCGAACAAACTTCCTGCGAATAACAAATGGAAAAAAGTTTGGGTAGGAATGCCTGAATATAAACAAGAAGAAAATGAACCATACTTCAAGATCACAATGCGCTTTCGTGATGCCGAAGTTTATGAATCTTTTGGTAAACTGATTAGTCAAAATCTATCTGTTGATACTACCAGTATCTGGTATCCTAAACTCGACCGAGACGCAAATGCTCGTAAACGGTGGATGGAACCAAAAGGCAAATATACAAATCCACAATATCCAGTTTATATCGTATCTAAGGGACGGGCTGATAGTCGATTAACGGCCAGATCATTTGAGCGAATGAATATGCCATATTATATTGCGATTGAGCCGCAGGATTATGATTCGTATGCTGCAGTAATCGACTCCAAAAAGATTTTAGTTTTACCATTTAGTAATCATGGAGATGGCCCAGGTCGTGCGCGAAACTGGTGCTGGGATCACGCAATCAGTCTTGGAGCAAAACGTCATTGGGTGTTAGACGACAATATAAGCGACTTCTATCGGCTTCATGAAAACTATCGAATTCGTGTCGAATCTGGCGCCATATTTAAAGCAGCAGAAGATTTTGTAGATAGATTTGAAAATGTGCCTATTGCTGGGTTTCAATACCGGTTCTTTATTGCGCCAAACGCAAAGTATCCTCCATATGTCACCAACACTCGAATATATTCAACTCTGTTGATTGATAATGATTGCCCATATCGGTGGCGTGGTAGATATAATGAGGACACAGATATTTGTCTTCGCGTTCTTAAAGATGGATTATGCACTATTCAATTTAACGCATTTCTACAGGGCAAAGCAGCCACTCAAACATTAGCTGGTGGCAATACATCTGAATTTTATGCGGCTGAGGGAACAGATCCAAAATCGGAAATGCTGTATCGAATGCATCCAGACGTTACCACAAAAGTCATTAGATTTGGTAGGCATCATCATTTCGTGGATTATAACCAGTTTAAGAAAAATAAACTTATTCTCAGAAAAGACGCCCAAGTGCCAGATGGCATCAATAACTATGGTATGGAACTTATTACGGACTATGCTGGCTAAGTGCTTGATTTATAACGAAATAATAATATTCAATGATTTCAAGCACTTAGCCGAAAACGTCAAAAACTGACGGATTCCCTAGGGTTTTTGCTATTGACAGCACCATAGATCCATGCTATACTCTTAATATGATGAAGAAAGCGAAACGAACCGACCGCAACCAGATAATCTATCAGATTACGTGCCAGATCACTGGCGAAACGTATATCGGTATGACTGTTAAGACGGGTGGCATTAAAAAGTCTCTTTCTCGCCGCTGGTACCAGCACGTAAATCGCGCTAAAAAAGACAATAAAGACTGGGCGCTTTATGAAGCCCTCCGCGCACACCCCTTCAAAAAGACGGCCGATGTTTGGATTATGGAAGCGATTGAGATTGTTCGTGGAAAGGTTAACGCCCACCGCCGCGAGATGGAGATTGTGACAAAAATGTCACCATCTTTAAATACTGCGAAATATTGAAAAATAACGGTTGACTTTACCAGAAACCTTTGGTATACTGTATATATGATGATGAATGAAACACTCAAGACCGTCAATCTTAATGAACTTGACAAATTGGCTAAATTGCTCTCCACCGAGAATATTGTCGTGGAGCACCGTAATGTAGCAACCGCCTCATTTGATATTAAGAACCGTGTATTAACTCTGCCGATGTGGAAAGACATTACACCGGCGCTTTATCATATGCTTGTGCTGCATGAAATAAGCCATGCCCTTGAAACCTCATATGATAAGTGGGAAGCAACTCTTACTGAAAATCCAGGTATTGCTTCGACACTTAATGTGGTCGAAGACGCTCGGATTGAGCGGCTTGTCAAGCGCCGTTATCCTGGTTCTCGCCGCGATTTTCGCGACGGTTATGCGGAATTGGTCGAGCGTGATTTTTTCAAGTTGAATGCCGACTTGAACACCTATTCTCTTATTGACCGTTTGAATATTCACTATAAGATTGGTCACCTCGTCGCCGTTCCGTTCTCGGACGAGGAAATGGCGTTCGTTAATATCATCGATAAGACTGACGATATGGACGGCATCATCGCCGTGGCACTTCGTTTGTTCCAACGTGCGAAAGATAAAAACGAAAACAAGCCCTCCGAGCAGGAAAAGCAGAAGGGCGGCGCCGCTGATGGTGAAGCCGACGATAGCCAATCCAATACGCAAAATGGCGACGAGGAATCCGACGAGACCGATGGCGTCGATGGCGAGTCCGACGACGAGGAATCCGACGAGACCGATGGCCCCAGCGGTCAGTCTGGCGACGAGCCCGAGCAGGGCGACAAGCCCGAGCAGGGCGACGGCGAGACGGAATCTGCTAAAACTGGCAATGGCGCTGGCAAGATCGATGAAACTAAGTCGGAAACTCAGCAAAACCT